AGTCAGCCCCTAATTATTAAGGTTCAATTTTGTTTCTAATTTTTAGCTTGAATCAAACAAATATGTGGGAGCAGATTAAACAGGTTATTGACACTATCGGTTCGTTCAGCTGTGTCTAAGAAGTTTTCACGTGTATTTAAATCGCTGCGGAAGGCTAGGCCTTGCCCCATAAATGCCATTAGGTCCAGCATCGCAATGTACTCTGAACTTTCAGTAAAATCGTTAAAGGTCTCTGGGTGATGCTGGCGTAAATAATCTACGAAGGTTTTGCGAATTGTTTCAAAATTGTAACTTTGCAGATCGGCTTCGGCGTATGTTTTGTAGATACGCTTCCAATCTTCAGTTCCGAATATCGCAGTTTGTCGTGTCGTCTTGGCCATATTATAATTCTCTTAGTGTTGCGAGTATTTATGGAGACCTATAAACGGCGCAGTTTATTAGAGAATGCTTGCTGTTTGTTCTTGCTGTAGAAATGTGATGTAAAACTCTTCCGTATCAAAGTCTGGCTCAAAGCTACAAGAAATATGAATGCGAGTGGTATTAACCGCTGTTGTTATCAACACATCATGTAACGTAATACGTTGATCAAGTGCTATTGTCCGACGTACTTCATTCTCGATGTTAGTTGATGTAGTTGTGTCACTTGGATCAAATAAATAATCCCAGATTTTAGTACCAACTTCAGGGCGGCCCGGCAATGTGCCAGCACGTATTAAAAACGCATTAAGTAAATCTCGCTTAATTAAATCGTTGTCGGTTAGCGTAAATTTCTTGTCTCGCCCTATTGTGCTAAATCCTATAAAATTCGCCATTATAATTCTCCTGTTGGAATTGTAGGTAATCCCGTTGATGGTGTGGGTGTTGTCCCTGAAGATGCTGCGTCGGCTGCCGACTGTATTTTTGAACTTCCAACAATTGAATCTGCACCTGCATGAGTGCTTTCTTGGTCAATAGTGTCAACTGCCTGCTCTGGTTCGCTAATGCTAAGACCAGCAAACCCTTTTATTTTCCCTAGTATGTCCATTCCTTTAATTGTCGCAACTAGCGCGCCAAGAGCAGCTATCGCGCCCAAGGAATCCATTGCGACTCCAAGTACATTGCCTACTCCATCAAAAACGCCACTGAGCTTGGCTGAGATGTCCGCCAATCCAAATTTTGCTGCTAGTCCTGCAAGGAACGATAGTTCTTCATCAGTTTCGTTTCCGGTGATGATTCCGATCGTTACCATCTCTACCATTTTTTTTGTAATTACTGTATTAATTATCTCTTGCTGTATTCTTTCGTTACCTAGTAAGTCAGCCACTTTATTAACACCATCTTTTCCAGTAAACACCGACGGGTCACTAAGCATAGCTAAGTACTCGGTTGTGCTAACAAGACACGGTAGACCAGTAACTGGATCGTATTCTGATGGCACCATTGCTGAATTTACCGTCGCCGCTATACAATTTTTAATTACACCAGCAACTTGCAAATCAGATAAAAATAATCCATAACGACCCAGCCCCTTGATTGATACAACACCTGCGTCTTGGTCCATTGCCCTGGATAGCCCGGCTAGTATCCCAGACGTTTGGTCAACTGATAATCCGGCGACGCCAACAATTGAACCGATGGCTTGTTCGTCAACTATATCTGTTATATCAATTACGCAAGGCATTATGATTTGTCAAACGGTTTAACGTTTGATATTCCTTTGTTATGGCCATCCCATGGTTCATGCGTCGGCGCCCTAGAAACAATACTTCTGAATTTTCCTGAAACTAGCTTAAATCCCTCAGTGTCGTTTGTGGTGGAATCCGGGAATTCAACTTGGGCTAGTGGGGCTGGTGCCGATACTGAACCTGCGCCGCCGTCGTTCAAGCCAATTGTTGCTGCTTTAATTTCTGTGTGTCCGCCCGCTTTCATAGATGATGAGCCGCCTGCTTCGTTTGTAAGTGTACCATCGCTTTTTATGCCGACGTTGCCTCCATAAAAGATTGCGCCCTTATTGCCGGTCATGCTAAGTGACTCAACTGCTTCTATTGTAGTATTTTTTGCGCCGTGTATATTTACATTCTCAAGTGCCGACATATTTATGTTTTTATCTGCGTGAAAATTGATGTCGCCACCGCTTCGCATGTTGATGCTGTTTGCTGCGTACATATCAATCGTACCTTCCGCTCCCAGTTCCCACCATGTGTTCCCGTTTGCGTGGATCACGTATATTGCCTTGCCGTCGTCTGACATAGAAATCTGATGACCGGTTGAGGTCCGTAAACGTATCAAGTTGTTGACCCCATCAACGCTACCGTCATCCATAACAAACGTATGGCCGCCGCGCCTGCCTGTGATTGTATTATCTGCGCCGGCCTCAAGCTCTGCTTTCGCATCTGCATCAAACAGTCCTGCGGCGTAGATCGGACGCCCTGGCGTGCTTATACCGTAGACATAGCTCGGGCTTTCTCTCTGCGCACTTGACGTAATCGGGCCACGCACCGTATCTGAGATGATTCCTTGAATCCACATTTGACTAGCTAATACAGAATGCATTGGTTTGTCTATGTCGCCAAATTTGCTGTCTTTCATTGACACTTCTCGCTTGTCCATTTCGATTACAGGCAGTCGAGGTGCGTGGGCTGTTTTATCTTGCTGTGCTGTATTGTCGGGGTCGTAGTGTATATTCGCCGAAGCTCCGATAGCGGGGATCATGTGGTTTAGCTGTGGCTCGGGGATGAAGCCTATGTAGTAGCACTTATCGCGCTCGCCGTTGGAGAAAACCACCAGTACCTTGCCACCCGGGTCGGGTACGTTCGCCCACATTCCGTAAGAGTGACCGTTCGCTTCTTCAAAGGCCGGGGCTGCTGCGTCGTTTATTGTGCCATGCGGTGTGATCCCGTAGTAAGGTGAAAGATAGCGGGCTGTAATCCATGATGATGGTTCGTGCTTAATATTTTCGTCACCAAACGCTCGTATCCACACCTCGAGTCTACCACTATGTGTAGGGTCAACAGTCGCCATGATCTCGGCTTCGAACGGACCTGAGAAGCCCGCAGTACCGCCGCGATCTTGTCGGTAATTTTTGTCTGGTTTCCAGCCGTCTATGTAATCTTCTTGTGCCATGTTATGCCTTTATTTCCGTAAATTATTTAATATAGGATCGTGACTTTCACGAGCTGCCGGGCCACTGAGCTGAGGACTTGTAGATTCTACTAAGTTGTTAGTCGGTCCGTTGAGTGTAGCCGCGATATCCGGTGCAGCCAGCTTCGGAATATTTTCCCCTTGCGCGAAATTCGGCATCCTGCCAGTTATTTTGGGATTGCTAACTTTTCCTTTTACTTTTGAATTACCTGGGTTAATCGCCCCACTAACGCCTGTTGGTTTTTCTCGTACAGGAGCCGTAGTTGGGGCTTCGCCTATAAAGCACGCCTCAGGTAAGAATACTAATGTGCCTTTAAGTTGCTGGGTAAATTTTCCCTTTTCAAACTGTGAGATGATTGTATTCGCTCTGTACACGAATGCGTACTGTGACACTCCGCCTAGCTCGGCGCCGTCAAGTCGCTTGCCGACATTCTTCTGTGTGACATCAGCTAATCCTGTGTCGAGGTCGTAGTCTACGACTGTATTGAAGTTCACGGTAAAGAATACCTCTGCTCTATCAAAATTAATAGAGCCGTCATCTAGTACCGGGTCACTTGGGGTAGTATTAGCAGCATAAAACAATTCACTCTGAGCTAACCAATCTGGGTCGCCAACAATATCTATTTCGCAATTTGCAATGTCTTGCGGCGCGTACAATATGCTCGCCGCGTTTGCTGCTTGTTCTGTCTCTTTGTTCTCACTGCCTTGATCTGATTCGGTTGAGTTTGCTCGGTAGGATCTCTGTGCGTTATAATTCGTTTGCTGTTTTGGGGCGGCCTCAGGGTTTTCCTTGTGCTTGTCAGTAAACGTAGTATAATAAAAAGTCTTGTAATCTTGCTTAAAATTTAGGACTTCTGTATTCTTACCTGTAAACCAGTAATCATATTCTTTATGGATTTTAAAACAGCTTGATGGATTAAAATCACTTGTATCAACAGTTGCGACGTCGTACACAGACACTACGTACGTAATCTTATACGACCATCGTTGACGCGTTTTATCAAAATTTAAAACTTCTATCCGGGGACGTATCTTAAACCATTTTAGCAAATTTAAATTTGATTGTTTGAATATTGTAGATCCATCTTTGTTTGCGTCATTGGTTTTCTTGTATTGATTCGCAATGTACGAACTAGATCGTATAGCTAAATCAATAAATTTTACAATTTTCATACCTGCGTTTGTCGCGTAGGTTTGAACTGTCTTGACTGCCTGAGCTGATCCGTTTGACATAAGGGCGAGGTCAGACGATTTCGCTTGACCAAGGGTTCCGGACCGTTGTATAATTGGTGTGCCGGGTGCGAATGCTATTGCGTTGGCTATTTCAGGCGGCATTTCAATCGCATACCTATCAGCGTACTCGTAATTCTTATTTTTAGCTAATGTCGCTTGCTGCCTGTTGAGTGCTTGCATTAATCCTTGAGTTACAACACCATTGACGTTCTTAGACGTTTCTCCATTGAGCAAATCAGTTAATGTATTACCTTGAAGGGCAAGATTGAACGGAATTGTACCGTGGACTTGTCCAAGGCCGACTTGAGTCTGTGGAGCAACACACTCACACGCATAAACTACTTTTGAACTCTCAACGCTGAACTGTATTTGACGAATCATAAATGGAATCCACTTTTCAGTGTACGCATCTCTGTCAGTTGTATCTACAAAGTTTGCGTTTCGTACTTGATTTCCTTTTTCGTCGTAACCGTAAAATCGCACCACCATCAAATACATCTGATTCACAGGATTGAAATCTGTGTAACCTATATTTGCGGCGTAAGCTGACGAAGCGCGGTACAAGCGGTCCATGAATGTCAAACCCATTGGCTCAGTTACTGTAAATTTTATTTCAAATGTGTTCTGCGGCCCACCTGTGCTTGTGCCGGCAATAAAACTCGAGAACTGTATGTCGTCTAGGTAGAAATCCTGTGTGAAGAATTTGTTCCGGATGGCTCCAAAATTGCCAGTTGTTGCTGTGCCTGCGTCAGAGCTTGCGCCACCGCTCTGTATTAACAATTCCATCCCGGTGACATCTTTTGCCTTAGTGGCAATCATATTTGCGTAGTGCTTAGGCGATTGCATATATATTGAGATGCCGTACGTCATGGTGCTAAAGGCACGGAACGGGTTTGGGATTGGCTTATTTAGTTCTGCCATTAGAATCCCAAATTATCCCGGAGTGTATCAATTGTAGGTACGTAAATTTCTGTGCCGACGCTAAAATCTAGCATGGGATTTTTTAGCGTATTTGGATTGCGCTGGGCGAACACCCACCACAGTTCAGAATCTTCGTACAAGTCGTACGCTAGTAAATCTGGGCGGAGGTGATACGTCTGTGTTAGTGTAACTTTAACATCACTGGATAATTTCGGTAATGGTCGATTTACCATTAAATCTAAATAGTAATCGTTAATTTGTGTTAGTGCGTATAAGCTCTTTTTTGAATACTGTGCTGCCATTACCAAAATCCTTTCTTGAGAAGTGTACCATTTGCGTATTCCTCTAAGCTAAATTCTTTACTAACTTGATCTCGCGTTTGAATTGGGATCATTGTAAAATTAATAGTAATCTTAGTAGGCACATAAGTGGCTTTTGTGTATACATCACTGTATTTAATTTTTCTTGCGGCCTCGGCTCCTTTTTTCTTCCGGGTGCCGCCAGTAGTTAGGCCAAGTCCACGCATTCTATCCACGTTGCTAGTGCTCGAGGCTTTCAGCTCTATCTCAGTTGGATCTGTCCCAGGCGTTTCCCCACACGGAATATAATCTACATCGGTTGGCAAATTGTAATTCATCATTGTTATTGCGCAAGGGTGATTGTTAAATTGATATTCGCCAAGGCCGGTTAAGAATACAACCGGTGGCGGCATTCCTCGGTTCACTGAATCTTTTCCGTAAAACATCTTCGTTGCTGATCTTAAAAAATGTAAGGTTGCTAACATATAATTTGCTTCGTTTACGTCGTTTGCAGTAAATGTTGCTGTTATAATTAAATTCTGTGTGACACTGCCTGTATAAAAGTATCCTCGGTAGTTGCTGTGAGTTAAATCGTAATTTTCGTAGTTAGCATTGTACTGCACTGCGATCTCAGGCGTGTACGGAAATATGATCCCATCGGTTGTTTGAAGTGGCGCAAGGATTCCAGGATTGTCGGCGTTGTACAGGTACTTACTGTCGGGTCCGAGGTGCAAACGTACACGCCAGTCTGCTTCTTTGATAGCAAGTCTCTGAGCTTCTGCTTTGCGTTCTTCTTGAATCGCAAATTCTTCTCTTGATAATTCACCTGAGATATCAAGATCCGTTATTACAGCTATATCTACATCCGCTGTGTCAGTATCGTCTTCAAGAAAGTCTACAGCTTCAAGAAAGTCTGCGTCATCTGGCTCTGCGTCGAAATCAGCCTTACTAACTGGCACTCCGTCTATTAAATAGATTATGTTAAAATCATTATCAAGTTCAGTTGTCTTTGCCATAGTATATCCTTTTATATTCATATATTTATGGTGAGTCGTTATAACCCAATATAATAAAAGAGGTTGACATGTGAGTACATAGGTGCTATAATTAAAGCTCATTAAGCTAAAGAGGAGAATTATGGCTAAACGGAAAAAGAATTATTTAAATAACAAGGATATGCTCAAGGAAATTCACCTTAGCAAAATATCATATTGTGCGTTTACTGACAAGGTAGAGGACAATCAACAAGATTTCATCGTGGAAAGTGCTGACGCGATCTTCGGTACGCAGAATGTAGAGGTTAAGAAAGAAACCGAAACCTCAGCTGCGGTTTTTGAAGACATCCCGGTAATACAGCTTGCGAGAAAAGCTAGGGCAGCGAGACTTACAAAATTAGAAATTCCAACTGCGGTAGAAGATATAGTTGACACAGATATTGTATTTCGTGTAATGACGAACGAACACATTCCACGAGTCCCCAAGAAAAAATCCAAGGCACTACTAGCAAAAGAAGCAAAGCAAGCGAAATCCGACGCGATTTTTGACGAGCTTATGGATGGCGACGAGGATGGCGACGCTCCTACACCCACCGGGCCTGAGGTTATCTTGATCCCAATGCGTGTAAATTTTCCACCGTTTTTCCATTACCGGTTGACGGATGAACCGGGTGAACTAAAACTTGTCGGCAAATCCCACTGGCGTGGTGACTTAGAAACAGGCAGTTTCAACAAGACCAAGGGGCAAACTACAAACAATCTTGCTATGATGTACATCAAGCTCTGTGAGCGGTACGGCACTAGAGGCAATTGGAGAGGGTATTGTGTAGATCAGGCCACAGAGGCTCTCACAGACCGTGGGTGGTTATTTGAAAATGAGATTACCGAAAATGATAAAATTTTATC